CATTTGTGTGCTGAACTCAGCAATAATGTCCAAACAAGCATTAACTTCTGAGTCCATATCCATGTTCTCATACTGATTGTATCGTTCCACACGGTTGGGATGACCTGAGTAAACTTCCGGCAATCGTGACGCATAGTTGCGAAACACAAAGTCCGCTTGCACATCACCAGTACCGTCGTTGCGAGGATAATTTGGCAAGCCAAATTGATTTCTACCTGATATAGGACTTTGAACTCCAGAGGTATCTGCCACCTTGAAATACTTGCGCCACCCTTGTTGTTTATCTGCCATAGTAGTTTATTTACCGTGATTACTGTTGTACACGCAGGATCTTTGTAGAGATATCATTTCCGTTTTTCTGTGCTCTAATCATTTCATCCATCATGGACACTTGTTGGCCCATTAGCCCAACCATGGTGTTAAATGTGCCTACTAGATCATTCATGGGAGTAATTGTAGCCGGACCTGTTATTAATTCGGGTTTGCCGTTTTCGCCAGCAATGCCAACTTTGCCTGCGCCCAAATTACCGCCTTCTTCGAATGCCGGAATTTCCACGTGGAAGTGTCCAGCTGTGGATTTTGAACTGGGATTGTTGTATTCATCAATGGCCATGCTGGCACCCATTTGTTTAAGCCACTGTGTTATTGCTTCCCCGTCTTTGGCACTGGGTGCTTGTGCCGTAGTAAAGTCTGCAGCCAAGCCTTGTGTGTGTTTACTGCTGGGTGCTTTTTCTTGATGGAATCGATCGTTAAACGCACTAAAATATCCAAATCCCGGCACACCAGACTGTATGGTTTTTGCCAGTTCGATCAGTTTAGAACTTATTCCTGAGTTTTCAGCGTGTACATCGCCCGACTTAACATTCAAGCCGGATTTTTTAAGATCATCTTGATTAGTTATTTGTAAACCTTGCGCACCGCCCATAGTGGCACGATTGCCAGTGCCGGGCATTTGCAGTCCTTGGCCTCCGCCCATGTTGGGCATTCCTCCGCCCATCATACCACCCATGGTTCTCATCCCTGTGGACATTTTGCGGAACGCGGCAGCTTGCTCTTTGTTAAAAAGTTGTTCTATTAAGGTAGCTGTTTTTTCAATAGCATCGTTCTGCTCATCAAGTAATTCAATTTCTTCCTTTATGAGTTTGGTTTTCTTGTCAATCAGGGTCTTGCTGAGATCGTTAAAATCACGTGTGCGTCTAAGGTCAGTGTCTGTTAATTTTTCCAATGCCTCTGTATCTTTGAGTATTTCCTTGTAGAACTGACTCATCCTAGCTTTGTCTGCGGCCATGCCAGTGGTTACATCGTTAGGAATGATATCACCGGCTATCTTGGGTTTAAAATACTCTTGTCCATGTTCGCCCACTTTGTATAGTTTGCCAGCATCAACCGGACCACCTTCGGCTCTGGCACCTTCAACTTTTGGTTCAGATGATTTGAATCCCAACCACGATTTAATGGTATCTAACATCATGGCATTTCTTTCTTCTACCCTATCATCGTATGCTTTTTGATAGTCGCTGAGTGCTTTTTTAGATGTTGCATCTCCAAGTCCGGGAGTTAACTTATCAAACCAACCTTTATTTTTTTGTATATCGTCAAGTCGCTCTTCGGCTTTGTCTCTTTTTGCACTTTTGTCTGTATCGCCAAGAATTTTACTAATAAGTTTAACAAACTCTGTTAGTCCCTTAATAAGATTATCTAATACCGGAGTTAATTCTTTACTGATTTTATAAATTATATCGCCAAATACAGTGGCTAATTCGGCGCCCATCTCGGCTTGATTTTCAGTCACTTTTAAATTGCGTTCAAGAACCTGGAACATGCTGTTTTGCATGTCTAGCATGGATTGTTGATTTTTTAATACAATATCTGTGTATTGATTGGTTATTTTGTCTTTACCTGCGGCTTGTGCTGCTGTATCTGCTTCAATCTTTTGCTTTGCTTTTTCAAGGCCTAGGCCGTCTTGTATCACTGCATTAACTTGTGTTTGTGAGTTAAGAAATCTATCGTTACCAGCATCAAGACTGCTCATAGTATTGCCTACACTTTTATTAAACTCAGCAATTCCCTTTACTGATTTCATGTATGCAGTAAATGCGTCTCCACCAGCAAGCATGTCCTCAACTGTTTCAAAAAGTTTTGAGCCCGATGATACAAACATTGCTTGAGTTCTTGGATTAACTAAATTTTTGTTTACAGCACCCATGAATCCTTCAAGTGCATCCTCACCAAGAGTTTTAAAATATGTTAACCCAGACCTCAAACTTTGAGCAGCCTTAAGTGATTGCTCACTACCTTCTGCTTCTAGTGATTGTATTTTGGAATTAAACTGTTCGTTCTCTCTAGAACGGTCAACTAATTTCTGTTGCTCTTTTGCATTGATACCAGTAAGTTTGGCCAGCTTATCTTGTTCATAAATTAACTCTTTAGCACCTTTTGTCATGTCGGCCGTGGACATATTTTGCGCACGTCCGGCCAAGGTCATGTTTTTAACAAACCGCATCATGCCTTCGTTTTGCTGGTCTTGATTAATGCCCAAGTTTAAAAATTCTTTTCTAGACCCTTTGAGAGAGTCGCTTAAATCAGCAAAATCTTGAGTACCTTTTGCCACAGAGCCGGACATGAGTGCAAGAGTTTGACTGTTATCTGCCACTAGACCAACCATGGTGTCTAGCTTGTCAATTCCCAGTCCTAGTTTTTGCGCACTTGCAAATACTTCTGACATGCCACCAGATGCGGCAGCTCCAGCTTCTGAAAGTTTGTTATAACCAGTATTGAGTTTTTCGGCAAATGCGGCAGCCGCTTGTTGTTGTTTTATTGTGGCTGACGCTAACATTGTAAGGCCACCAATAAGAGCCTTGACTATGAATCCGCCGCCGGCAAATTGTGCTAGGCCTTTTCCTGCTTCTACCACAGCAGTGTTCAATTGATCTAAACTAGAGTTAAATGCAGTAGCGCCTTGAGCACCGCTATACAACGCCTTGCCGGCTGCCAATGCAGAGCCGGTTAATCCGCCTATGACTTTTGATCCAGCGTCTAGAGCTTTGGTATTTCTTTCTTGTGTTTCTGTGGCTTTTTTGAGTGTTTCTGCGGCTTTTTTAAGTTCTTCTTTTTGGGCTGTTTGCAACGGAATACCTTGCGCCAGAGAATCTCTGGCTTGATCCAAAAGTTCGTTGTATCGTTGTTGCGCTTCGTTTAAATCTGACATGCTATATTAGCCTTATAAGTAGAACTATATTTATAGGTATTTTTATGTCCAAACTTGCAAATCCGTTGAAACAATACTTTAGACAGCCGGCAATTTACTTGCGCCTGCCTTCTGGTGGTAATTTTTGGCCCACAGGGTCATTAGCAGTCCCCCCAAATCAAGAATTACCTGTTTTGCCCATGACCGCAATAGATGAAGTTACGTATCGCACCCCGGATGCATTGTTTAACGGATCTGCTGTGGTCAATGTGATACAAAGTTGCATCCCATCTATCCAGAATGCATGGGTAACACCTGGCATTGATTTAAATGCTATTTTGGTAGCAATTAGAATAGCCAGTTACGGGCACGACATGGAGATCGACAGCACATGCCCGTCTTGCAACCATCAAGGTGAATACACAATTGATTTACGACTAATCTTAGATTCCTTAGCCACTGCTAGTTACACAGAACCGTTGCATTACGGTGATTTAGAAATGTCGTTTCAGCCCATGAGTTATCAAGTACAAAATGCTACTAACCAAACACAATTTGATCGACAACGTCAAATACAGGCAGTGACACAGTCTGACATGCCAGAAGAACAAAAAATTGAAAAATTAAACGAAGCATTGATACAAATTTCTGAGATGACTATAAGTGCATTGAAACACAGTATTGCCAGCATAAGAACTCCGCAAGCCATAGTCACTGAACCAGAACACATTGAAGAGTTTTTAAACAACTGTGATAGAGCATTGTTTGTTAAACTACGTGATCATATTGTCAAACTTAGAGAAACATCTGAATTTAAACCACTCAACATGAGGTGTTCTGAGTGCGATCATGAGTACAGCCAGCAATTGACTCTGGACCAAGTAAGTTTTTTCGGTCTCGCCTCCTAACATCTAGTGCTGAAGAAATTTCAGCAATGATAGAAAGAATGGAGAAAGAGGCCAATAGCATCCGATCACAATGTTTTAAACTAGCGTGGTATCTACGTGGTGGTGGTACATACGAAGATGTTCTCAACATGAGTTACACTGAGAGAAATTTGATTAGCGAGCTGATTAAAGAAAATCTCGAAACAACACAAAAATCAAAATTACCTTTCTTCTAATGGAAATTGAAACAGTTAAAAAAGATATCTTAGATTGGTGCCAACGCTTTGTGGAAGTACCACATGTGGCCTTGGGCGGGTGGCCACCTTGTCCGTATGCTAGACAAGCTAGACTAGCGGGCACAGTGCAAATACTAATAGGTTCAGACCCTTACTACGATTTAAAAAATCAAAGCCGTTGGGGCATGGGCACAGCCGAAGTGATTATCTATGTTTACGATCCTGCAGAGTGGAACTATAATACATTTCATGCCAGCATTGAATCAGCCAACACAGAATTCTTACTACCCAGAGACATTGTTGCCTTAGAAGATCATCCTGTAGATGTAGAAGATGTCAACGGTGTTGTGATGAATCAAGGTACCTATGCACTTGCAATGATACAAAGCCTAAGCAAGCTCAACAGCGCGGCCAAGCAAATTGGCGCCAAAGGGTTCTATCACGGTTGGCCAGAAGAATATCTAACTGGATTGTTTAACCACAGACAGGATCCTAGATGACTTATCAGTTTGCTAGAATTAATCTAAGTCGTACTGAGTACAAAGAATCTGTTAAGTGGCAGTATCTACGTGCCCCAGACATACCTGCATTGAATCAAATCTACCGAGACTATTGTGTACACAAACGTTTTGCAAGCGTGATGCCTGTATTTGACAGCCGTTATACAGATCCTATGACAGATGTTATAGGCTATTACGATCAAGATCAATTGGTGGCGTTTAGTTTGATCCGACGCTATAACAAAGAAAATGCGCTATGCGATCAGTTTGCATGGAATTACAACAATCCCAAATTACGTTTGGGAATAGAAACAATGAAAACGGAGTGTGCTATCTACAAGGCACGTGGGTTTGAATACCTGTACCTCGAGCAAGCACATTTATACAAAAGCGAAATAGCAGGATTTGAAATATTAGGACCACTGGAGTAACTATGGATTTATATACAATTTGGGCAGACAAAGAAGGCGACATATCAGACCTTGACTGGGTCAACGGGATGAAAAGTTTCTTTGATCATTTGATATCCGAAGGCCGAATGGAATCGTACAGGATCACTAGATGCAAGATGGGATTCCGTAGCATTGCTGACATGCCAGAGTGGATGATACTGATGGAGTTTACGGACATGGGGCAAATGGATTTAGCATTCAAACGAGTTGCACCACTTGAAGGTGAGCTCGAAGACAAGCACCGGAGCTTCAATCAATTTGTTAGTGGTAATATACAACATGCATTGTTTAGGGACTGGCCAGATCAATTTTAATATATGATAACAATACTAACCGATCCTGCAGTCGGCGGAACATTTTTAACGTGGTCAATATATTATCTAACTGGTCGTACACAATACTTTTGTGCTAGACTAGATAAAATCGTCGAACTTCCTGACAATCCGTTGACTAGCAACAACGCACACAATTTTATCCCAAATCAACCATCAAACTTAGAAGAAGTTGATGCTTTTTTACCTATGCTAATCAACAAAGATGAATGTGTGTACATGCATCAAATCAAAGATAATACCAAAGAAGCAATAGCAAAATTATTAAATTATTCAACAAAAACAATAGTATTATCAATGAATAAAGATCAGGTGCTATACCAATGCAAACATAAACCGCGACATTTAGTGCCCAGTTGGCACAATCAACACAAACTTTCCGATGCCGATGAAATATATGAAGATTTAGTAAATTATTTTTTCAAAGACTCTAAACAAAAATGGGATCAACTGCAATTAAATAATCTTTGGGACCAACGAGAGTTTATAGCACTAAACTTTGACCCGTTCCATCATTACAACAGTATTTTAAATTACTTAGATAACACAAAAGAATATCACTACATAAACGTCATGGATGTTTGGACTAACTTTGATCAATCAGTTTATGAGATGTTTGAGTATTTGGATCTAACTGTTGACCCGGTCCGGTATCAAAGTTGGCTGCCAATTTACAATTATTGGAAAACATATCATAACAATAGTATAAAGTTTATTTGGTATTTTGAAACTATCGTACACAGCATTTTAGCAGGAATTGATCTTGACCTTACTCGTTTTGATCTAGACATACGCCAAGAAGCCGCAATACAACACACATTGATATACAGACACAATCTTAACTTAAAAACTTGGCAATTAGAAAAATTTATTAATGCAAAGCAATTGCACAATTTACTCGAACCTAATACTCACGATTTAACTAAAAGTTTAATGTCTATTAATTAAGAACTGCGTAGCAGTTCTATGTGTTTCGCTATCGCTCACACATGATTGTTTTTTTTAATTATCTGAATCTAGTATCATCTAGATACTGTAGTCACAATTCACCGTATGCACGGTGAATTGAAAGCATCATCTGAGTGACAGCAGTCATCTATCTAATGAGATTGTAGTTTCCTACACGGAGGCGGTTGACCGGTACCCCCTACTCACTCTTCACATATCAACGGAACCCTAGTAACCCGATATAGATCCAAGTCCTATAAGCATGGGGTGTATCTGTTTCACAGAGCCCAAACCATTTGTTGCCTTAAGTTAGCAATTGCCTTTGACGCCCAAGTCCAGACCGGGTATTGCACCGTTCCTCAGTGGGGGCGAGCCAATTCACTCGCCACGTTGTCGTAATAGTTGCCTTACAGTTTGTTTATTATGTGTGAGCCATGTTGATGTAATTTGCCTGCTGTCATCCCATCAGGAATAACAGATTTTCGATAATTTCTAACACCATCATTACACCATTTTAAGGATGACATCTTTTTAGACATCTTTTCTTTGTGCCCTGGGGTATTCCAAATTGCTGATAATTGCTTACATCTTTTTTTGTAGTTTTCTGGTATTGATAGATATTCTTTTGTTTTTTTACTTAAATGCTGTGCCTGTTTTTGTTGTGCTTCTTTATATTTCTTCTTAGATTCTTCTGTATGTTTTTTGCCTTTATTTGTCCTTGAAAGTTTTTGCCTGCTTTCAACAGTCCACGGCATAGCACCGCCATCGCCCATTTCTGGCACTATATTAGCAAATTCTTTAGATTCTACAATATTCCATAAATTTGAATAATATATTCCGATTTCTTTGAGTTTGTTTGGATCAGTTGTTTCGAGCAAAATTTCAGTAGTTACATCATATCCGTGTTTTTTAATGTGACGCTTCCAGACAGTACCTGATCCTTGATATAAATGAGGGTCGCTAGAAATAGTCTTGCCAAGATATTTTAACCCAGTTTGGTTGTGGGTTTTTACATAGAGGTAAATAGGCATGCTGATGATTCCTTGTAAATCGTTAGAGTCAGTGGATGTGCTAACATCGCGACTGGCACTAATATTTATTAAATCTTGCCTTTTATATGTGATTGGTGTATCCTGCAACTTATCTGTCCATTATAATAATCGTCTGATTCTAATACTTTTCTTTCAAACTGGGTTCTTGCTTCTATATAGGTACATTCACTTTTACTTTTACAATAGAATAATATTTCTCTTGTAAAATTGTCCTGCCCGAGAGACACAATGTCTTTTTTAAGTTCATCTGAACTAGACCAGTACTCTCTCCAATCGCTGTCGATCTTTGATCGTATCTTCTTCCGCTTCTTGATGCCGTTTTTCTGTTTTACTGTCTTGTATGTTGTCTTGCTAAACTTAGCTAATTTTTTGCCTATGTACTTGCGCCCAGTGAGATTACATGTGATCAAGTAAACAAATCCAACACAATCCTCGGGCAATGTCTCAACTGGGGTGTCTTGATATAGCCATGTCATGTGTTGTATGCGATTTATCCTTGCTGTATAGTTATCTCCATTACCAAGAAGTTGCGTAATTTCTGCCTACTATTGAACTCTTACACTTAGTTTGACATTCTTGCCATTTAAACGATTGAAATTCACCAGTCCAAAAAGGATCTTCTAGTACATGTATTAACGTTTTTTTGTGTAAATTGAAATTTTCTGCCAGTTGTTGCCATTGTGAATTGTGATTGTATCTATTGGCCACCCAACAGCAGGGAAATAATCTGCCGCGAGCATCAATGTACAATCCTTTGTTGCCTATTTCGCATAACGGTGTTACACCGTTGCGACTTGGAGCTTGATTGAATAGTTCAATATTTTTACTGTGTGTAGGAGTCCATGATCCGCGATAAGTTAATTCTGAGACTTCTCTTTCAAATCTGTGACTTGTACTGACAAATTTTATACTGGGTTGTAGCGGATCGTCTGTACCGTAACTGGGATAGATACTACCAAATTTGGTACTTTTGGTCAATTGAAAAACATCAATATCAAGTTGCTTTGCCAAGTCCTTCATGGACTCTAACCGATCTTCATTGAATCGGAATGCAATAGCGGCCCATACCATTTGACAATCACTTGCACCACGCAAAGCAGAAATGCCATCTACAATACTTGCAAAGTCACTGTTCACACGATACAAATTGTTACTGGCATTGTCCCACCCATCTATGCTGAAATGCACAGTATCACTGCTGTCTAAAACAGATCCTAGTGCTATCCACCATTCAGATTTTTTGTGACTGCCGTTTGTGATAATCACAATCTCTACAGGTTTGATACTTTTGATATATTTGATAACAGGTATCAAGTCGTGTGCATAGATAGGGTCACCATCGTCGCCACAGAATGTAATCTTCTCTACATTGGCCTGCACAAACGCTGGAGTGAAGTTGCGTTTAAAAAATTCTAAATCTAGTTCTGTGTTAACAAGACTGTCGGATACTTCTTGGCGAGCACACCGAGGACAACGCAAGGTACACTTGCTGGATATCTCAATGTGAAAATGCCAAGTTGCCAAGGTCATGCTACTTCCACATCCGTGTTGTAAGTCGTGAAGCCATTTTCCTTCACGACCTTGAGTATGTTTTCTACTCTTCCCGCTAGTTCATCACGATGTGAAACAAGCCAGATTGATTTGTGGCGCTCGCGACTCATCTTCTTGAGCAAGGCTAGTGCATTTTCTACACCCTGTGTGTCCAAGCCGTTGTCAATAAGTTCATCAATAAACAACAAGTTGATAGGATGGTATAAACTTTCCCAAACATCACGGAATGCCCATGACATTGAAAGTATCAATCTATTACGCTCACCACGTGATAAGTTATCAAAGTCCAGTTCACGACCCAGCTCTTCAATGCTCACAGTCAAGTCATTCATGAACTTCACAGTATGTGGCAATCCTATTCTATCCAGGTAGTGAGTAAGCCTTGCATTCAAGTAACTCAAATTTTGATCAATGATCTTCTTGCGTACAAAACTGTCTTTTGATGTCAACAATTTGAGCAAGAAGTCTTGATGATCTTGTAAACGAGTGAGTTCATTTAATGTATCATATGTCACAACTTGCAGTGCTTGCCCTTGCATATCAGTTATTTGTTCGTCGTAAGGATCTATATCTGCAGATCTTGTGTTTAAATCTTTGCGCAAGGTTTCTACCGAATTACGATGATTCAACGCATGTTCAAGGGTATCATAAAACACCCTGGGTGCTGTACCTAACACACCCAATTGGTTTAGTATGTCAGTGTGCTCTTGCCATTGGCCACTATTGGTTAACAACTGAAGAGCATGTTCTTGTAACTGTGCCTGTTTGGCAGTCTTGAGCTCGTCTTGTTTGAGGTCATGTATGTCCTGCCCACATGAGTGACACTTGTGATCTTCCAACAATGCAATTTCTGTCTTGAGTCGATCAATCAATTTGGTTTGTTTGGCATTATCGCTTTCAATACTACGAATACATTTTGTAGCCTCGTTGATTGATTTTTGTTTTTTATGATAGGCCTCGAGGTCTCTGTGTGCTTGTATCTCAGCATCGATATCTATATGTTCAAGATCGGCCACAGCCTGAGTGAGTTTTGCAACGTCTTCGTCACGTTTGGCAATCCAAAGTCGTTGACGTTTACGCAGACTTTCGATCTGTTCTTCGATACGCTTGTTGGCTTCTTGCACAGCACGTATTCTAAACTCTTCTGATTGAATAGCATCTTTTGTTTCTCTGTTGAGTTCCTTGATACGATCAGCACGTTCACTCAGCAATGTGATACCCAGCAACTGTTCAATTATGTTGCGTTGGTCATTGGCTTTTAAACTCAGGAACGGTTCTGTGTAAGTGTTTAAAGCCAGTACATGTTTGAACATATCATGACTCATGTTCATAATACGTTCTATAGCATCTTGAGTTTCTCGTGAATCGCCTTGTGCTTCGTCTTCGGCCACTTTGTGTTCATTGTTGATGTAAAACTTTAGCACATTAGGTTTACGGCCACGTTCAATTCGATATTCTTGACCATTGACAATAAAGTCCAGGCTGACTAACATGTTTTTGCTATTGGTTTTGTTTACTAGATTATCTTTGCGGATGTTTGAAAGTGCCTGTCCATACAATGCATAACTTAATGCATTGATGATTGTGGTCTTGCCTGTGCCATTTCTTGATCCGTCGCCACCTAGGTCCAAGTTTTCGCCCAGTACCAGAGTAAGGTCATTGCGGTCAAAGTCAATAGCTTGTGTTGCCGCACCCACACTCATGAAGTTTTTCACAGTTAAATTTTTAATTTGTATCATATTTTCCAGTGAGGCAACAAGTGTTGACTATAATCTTCAAATTCTTCGACTAACAAATTTATTGTAATAATTTGTTTTTCAGTCAATGCAATTGATATTTTTTTATTTTTGGTTACATTTACACGGTCAACTGTGTTAAAATTGAAAGTATCCAGTCCGATAAAATTTGTTATCTTATTATAAAACATTGCAGGGTTAGAAGTCAAATCATCATATAACAAAGTTAAAAAGGGTCGATGACTTAAACTAATCCATCTTTTGACTATTTTGGTATATTCTAGCAAATTGGTCTCTAACAACATATTAACAAACCATTCTAAATTGTTGTGTTTGTCTACAGGAAGAAAATTCAATTGACTTTCGATAAAATCAACTGGGTTTCTAAACACTATTGAAGCATGAGTAAAAATAGAATCTAATTCTTTAATTTGTTTGCTCTCCATTGCCCACTGAGAAGGACAAAAGTTTAAACTTACATTAAAATCTTTATAATAATTAACATATTGTTCTAAAGTCCAATGATACTGTGAATACCCGTAATTTTCTTTGGCCTTGCAATAGTCCACATCCGGATGTTGACACAACACATTAAAGATTGCACTAGTTCCTGATTTAGGATTGCCAATGTTAATGTAATGTATCTTTTTCATATTTAATAATTATCTCTAAGTAGGATTAAGAAGAGCAGCGTCTGGACGGAATAATATCATTTGGGTGATAGGTCTGGTCCACTGATATGATAAATTACCAGTAAAAAACAAGCAATTGTTGAATTCGCTATTCTCCAATAAGATATTGTTTTGTTTTGCATAGTTGCAAAAGTTGTCATCATAACAATTGGTTCCGTGATGTGCGTGAGTTTTAAGTTGATAAAAATTGTCAAACTCTAACATGTCCACAATCAACGGATGATGATATATGTCAAGGTCGTTGCAATGCAAGCAACATGTGACCTTCTCAGGAGGGTAGTCACAAAAAAATTCTAATGCACCCGAATCAGCAACAACAAAATATTGTTCAAAAATACTATACTGTCCTACTTTTAAACTAATTTTAATGTCGATAAGTTTTTTTATCTTACTAAAACCGCCTCGTGAGTAATGAATTTTTATATTCATAAATTTTGATATATTTTTAGCAGTAGTTTATTGTCGTAAAACTCGGACTCAATGTTGGTAATTTGATCAGTAACAATTTGATCAACTGATTCAAACTTGACTTCTCCGGGTGCCATGTCAGTATCCACTGAACTATTCTTGTTTGGTATCAAGGCCATCTCTCTAAGGCTGTAGTCTTTGATATAAGTTTCTTTGATGAAGTTGGCTTCTTCATATGATATCTCAATGTCTAGTTGCACACGCACATGCATACCGGGTGCAAGCAAGTTAGGAGCATTGTCGATAACATTAGCAAGCCCTAACACACGATATCTAGGTTGATCTGGCCAAGCATGATGCACCGGCTCCTGCCCCCATTCGATAATAGTTAGGCCACGTTCATCGTCTCCGGCATCGGCATAGTTATGCGGAAAGCAATTGCCAATGTAGGTAATGTTCTTTTTAGTTTGGCGTTTGTGAAAGTGTCCAGTGAACACATGTTCAAAATTATTGAAGTCTTCTCTACGCACTTCACCATGATCCGGCATCTCTACCATGGCGTTCATTAGATATCCGGGCAGTTCAAAGTGCCCAAACATATACTTGCCCTTTAGTTTTGGAATACGCTTATGGTCGTCACCAACAAGCCAAGGAGCAATAACAACGTCGCCGCTATGGAACCAATCGTTGCATATTTCAACATTTGGGAGATGTCTTGCCCACTCAACTGACTGTATATCACGCTTGTCACGATAATAGAGGTCGTGGTTGCCAGGGATAAAAAACACACTAGTGAAATTATCATTTAGATGCTCCAGAGCCCGAAGGCTGTAGTTAAGTGTGACAATGTTCAAGCTGGCACGGTTGTTGTGCCAGTCGCCAAGAAACAAACAGGTCTCACAGCCTTCAGACTTTGCTTTGGCAGTAGACCACTTGACAAAATTCAAACAGTCCTCGTTGTGTTGGGTACTGTTTGATTTCAATCCAAAGTGAATGTCTGTAAAAATTGCGGCTTTACGAAATAGATTAGTCATCTATCTATTATACTACTCATCCAGGCTAGATACAACCGGTCCGGACATGGCAGCCATAC